GTGCTACATAAGAAGACTGTACAGGGATCCCTGTAGGATCGCCGACTCGTAAGTTTGTAGCAGCTACAGTTGGATCCACCACAGATGTTGGTTGCTCTGTAGGCACTCTTAACTGCTGCAAAGGTGACAAAATATTAGGTGCTGCGCCACTAACAGCTGCACCGGCTAATGCAGGGCTTTGTAATGGAGTAGGAATGGCACCAGATCCGCCTGTACCACCTGCCAACATATTATTCCCTGTAGAACCTAATGCGCTTCCAACGTTTCCTTGTGTTGTCCTTGAATTTGCAGCATTTGCACCTGCTGACGGCCCTGTTAATGCGCCTGCAATGGTCTTAGCAACTGGCGATGCAATAGCGCCTATGACGCATTTAACTCCGGGCAAAGGAATAATAGGAGGAACTACAGGTGGCGGTGTAGGTAATCCTGCATTAGGGCATGTAGGAATCTGTCCTTCATATTGACAAGGAATTGGTTGATCAGAGGAAACAGGAGGCTGTGTATCTGCAGGCGGTGTTGCGCCATCACCCGGAGTGCTTGTAGGGCCACTATCTGTAGGAGGGTTAAAAGGATCACAACTCGGAATACAGTTATATTGGCAAATTAAACAGCCAAGCTCACATGCAATAAAACATCCGATAATACAGTCCACAATTGGAATTGCTTCGCCGCCCATAATTTACTCCGTCACTATTGTATAGATTTTTTCAAAAAAGTTAGCCCCTATTCTTTCAAGAATCGGGCTATAGTCTAAGAACGGCTTAACATGAAACATAATCCTTTGAGGATTACGTTTCTTAATCTCTTCAGTCGTCCATTTAATAAATTTCACACCTGTCATGCCTTTTCTATAATCTGGGCTTATATACAATACATCAGAATTAGCTGTAGTACTATCTGCATAATGGATATGTTTTGTTACGAACCATAAACTATAACCAATAAGCTTTCCATCATCTCTAATCGTATGTATTTCTAAAACTCCACTTTTATAAAACTTGTTGTATAACTTTAAATCCGGTTTTAACTTAATTACATCTTTACGTTCTGCTATTTCTTTGTAATGCTTTTTAAATAAATCAAGTGCCTCTGTCGTAAATGGCTCAGGAGACTCTTTCTGAAATGTTATCATTTAAATTTTGTTCCAAAATTTTCGAATGTACTTCACCTACAGGTTCACCTTCCCAGTTCGTTGTAACTGATACTGGGTCTTTATCTTTCCAATGCTCAAAACTTAAAAATGCACCACCTTCTTTTCCTATTAGCAACCAATGAGGTATGCCATCGGGAGAACTAACGGTCTTTCCAAGCAAAGCATGAGTTCCATCTTCTTTTTCAGTTTGCCACTGACTAACATCAGGATTATCTCTGCCTTCTAAATTGAATTGTATATTACCGCCTAGATATACAAAGCATGAATCAACACCGGGGTGCGTATGCTTTGGAGATGTGCTATGAGGCTCGGTAATATAAAGCTCAACCTGATATTGACCTTCTCTAAATAAACATAGAGACATAGCATTGTCAGTATAGAAAACAGGATTATGAAATGGTGGTCTTAATGGTGAACCATTCTTAAAATACCAATCACGGAATTGCTCTACTGTCTTATGCATGATATTCCTTAATGGTCTGAGCATGCTTTTCACCTACAAGATCACCTTCCCAGTGCAATGTTACAGAAGAAGGATTATCTTTAAGCCAATGTTCAAATATTAGAAATGAACCACCAGTAGACCCAGTTCTTAGTGCATGTGATTTACCGTCATTTTTCTCGGCAGTCTTGCCTAGTAACATATGAGCACCATTTTGCTTAGGCCACTGATATGCAGATAAATCTTTATAGTTTCCATTTTCATCAGCAAATGAAAGATTCCCTGTTAAATACATTGAAATAGAATTAACATTTGGATGACTATGAATAGGCGACTCTGTATTTGGTTTACAGATATACAACTCAACTTGAAACTGATCTTTTCTATACAAGCACATTGCATATGCAATATCAGTTGTATGAATGCAATTCTTAAATGGCGGTTTCATAGGCCTTCCAGCTTTTAACCACCAATCTTTAAATTGTTCTACATTATTAAACATTATAGATAGATTGCCAATTTAGAAGGACTATGAGGTGAACGCATAATATGCGCATGATCCGCTGCCAATGCTTGCATTACTTTAGGGTTTTTTGATGAAGTATGTAATACTTTAATTCCATGCTTTCTAGCAACATCTAAAAAATATTTAATTGCACTAGCTAAAACCAATGGTGCATCAATTGTAATGAAATGTACATTTGCATTATGATCATCAATTTTTTTTAAATACATTAATGTATCATGCTTTTGTAGTAAATTAGCATCATGCTCATGTATGTGCTTTCTTAGTTTGGCTAAGATTGCATCAGAATTCATGCCTTTACGGCCAGTTTCATATGCGATAATTTGTTCTGGTGTCATTTTAAAGTTGCCTTGTATCTACATTCATAATACCAACCAAAGATTCAGCCCATTGAGACCATTCATCAAAGCCTCTTGGATCAGGCACAGCTGAATTTACAAAGTAACCAATACCTTGCATACCGTCTGCCCAGTCTCTCCATTTGTCTTCAGTCACTGTGCCTAACTGATTTGCTGCAAACAGTTCAGCCATTCTAGAACACCAATGGTCCCATGTTAGTCCGCGTGGATCATAGACTACCATTATGGGTTACCTGTAGAGCGTTCGTCGCCAATATCAGCGCTTAATAAGACATTACCAAGTTGGTAATTTCCACCTTCTGTATTACTTGTAAAACGGAGTCTCATTTCACGTCTTTGTTCACGCATATCTATTTTAAGAGTATCAGGATCAAAATTATAAGGACCAGTAGTAATGTCTGTGTCATCAGCATAGCCTTTACCTGTTACTGTCACTTGCATAGTGCCTGACTGCACAAAGTCAGGTTCAATACGTTCTAATCGAATCCATTTATTTGGTCCTGTTACAGATAACTGACCAGGGCCGCCTCGTACCCAGCCAATACTGTTTGTCTCAAAAAATGATTCTACAGCATTTACAGTACTTAAAAAGATGGCATCAGTTCCGATTTCATGCTGCCAGATTGTATATGTGCCAGCAACGTTTTGAGCATTTTCAGCCCAAATAGGATAACGAAACACTTCAGAGAATACACCTGCTGAGCGATTAGCTGCAGGAGCAAAACCGGCATCATACCAAGTCTTTTCACGTACATTGTAAATAATAGCATTATTGCACTCAGTAGCAGTGCCTGCAGGATAAAACCACCAGATCTCACCCCACCGTGGAATCTTAATTGCCCAAACTTTTTGGCGTTGCACATAATTTAAGTTATCAAAAAAGTAATTTTGATTAATTGAGTTTGGGATTTCTTGGACAACACCGTTATACATTAAGAATCGATCTACACCAACCCAATAAAATATACCATCATACTCAATAACACAAGAACTTGACATGATAGATGTCTGAGTACTAATAATGTCATAGCGCCAATATAAGACAGATGATCCTACAGTTGTAGGACTATAGGACACACGAGTAAGCTGATCAAGTGACCAGAATAAACCGGAAGGTGATGTGGTTCCGCCTCTAAGTGCCATGCCTTTGACTACTTTAGTGCTGGATACATTATTTGCGTTTGAATCAGCGCCGACCCAGTTTGTAAAGTCGCCTGCTGAGTTATTTTGTATTAAGCCATTATTCCCATACACAAAAAGATATGGGTAAACCATGCAAGCTCCGCCTGACACCGAGATATTATTATCAAAAGTCAGTGTTTGTGAACCTGATCCACCACCATTACTTAAAGTCACAGTAGTCGTAGACCCTGTAACGGATACTAATGTCACTACAGTATTTGCAGGTAAGCTAGCACCTGTGACTGTCTGACCTACTCCAATCTTATAGTTGGCAGAGCTAATGACAAATGATGTACCTGTCAATGTACCAGTTGCTGTAAAGACACCAACTTTGGACAAAGCGCCATATGGAAAGTTTCCTGAAAGTACAGGAACATTAATCGTACTGTCAATGTCTAATAAATTCTGACCTGGGTGAGCAACCACTTGAAGCTGACCTGTTCCATTGGAGTTATATCCAATATCAAATTGCCATAAATTATTAGGACTTGCTGTAAAATTGTTTAATGTAATATTGGTCGGACCTGAACCAACACCATCATCATTATCAGTTTGCCAAGCTTGCACATAGTTCTGTGACCCTGAATAAACATAGTTTAGACCTTGCTGAGATTGCATGGTCATACCACGACTAATTTCAAGAGCATTTAAAAAGATGCCTTTATATCCACCTATCTTACGTGGTCGACCACGTTGAAATCGTACCCATTGCCCATCCACATACATCGGAGAGTCAAATTGAGTACCGTCTCGCTGTATTCCAGCAGGAATATTTAGAGAGATGACATTAGCTGTCAAAACGTTCCTCCACTAATACCATTAAATGCGTAGAACCCTGTGCTATCAAAGTAACCAGCTTCTGTATTATTTATTACAAATCCAAACTGCCCTGTAGATGGCAAATACACACCGGTATTAACGTCGCCTTGAAACTTAATGGAAGGAACTGCAAGACTACCATTACCTACAGTTAGACTGGTAATTGATGAAGATGAACCAGATGCTGCATTGTATACGTTAGTTCCGTCGCAAATCACAATCAATGTAGAGCTTTGCGGAATAGTAACAGTTGCACCACCCACTGCACTTGTTTTAACCGTGAACGTAAATGATCCAGTCGTGTTATTTGTAAAAGTGTAAAGCTGTACTGTTGAAGGAACGATAATGATCTGGTTTGATGTTAGTGTTCCGCTAAACTCTTGAATTAAGTTTGATGCTTGTGCATTAGTCTCTGTTAAAGTACCTCCAGATACTACAACAGCTAACTGTGTAAATGCAAACTGAACTGCTTGTCCGTAACCAAAACTATTAAATCCAGATCCATTGCATACAACCACAAAAGACTCAGTAATCTGTAACTGTTTAGATGTATTACCGTCAAGTCTATCTGTACCTTGAAGTGCAATATTTAAAATACCTGTACCGTCATTGGCAATCATGACAAACCAGCCATTGCCTACCGATGCAGACGGAGGAAGTGTTATTGTGCCAACGCCTGATGCCCAAACCACAAAGCCAGCTCTATTGGTTGCATCGAGAGTCTGATTTGAATAATAGTTGGTTGTGGCATACTGCTGATTTAAGGTTGTATTAATTGGATACAAACCGTACCCTGCAAGAGCCGAAGCATTTGCAGAACTTGTACCTGCACCGAAGGTAATAGTTGCCCATGTACCTTGTGATGTCGAGTTGCTTGTTAAATAAATGTACTCAGCAATCCCAGATGGGATCGAGATGATAGTTGTATTACTGCTATTAGTAACGGTAAAGGAATATGATCCAATGTTTCTGATGATCACTGCTTCACCGACAGACACTTGTGTAGCAACAGGTAGAGCTAAGTTCAGACCACCTGTAGTGGCTGTAACCTCAATAATATTTGCAGTCGTTACTGCACCATTTGTTCCATTAACAGGCCATTGTAAGACCGTATTAGATGAAATGGTCAGTGACTCATATGAGACCTGAGATGGGGATACAGTTTGACCTGTAAAGGGGTTTGTATATGTAGTCATACTTAACTATCCTGAGCAATTGCTTGGCGGTCAGCAATACGAAGCTGATCTTCCAGTTTGAGAGCTTGCATTCCTTCAGTGTATTTCTGTTGGAATATTTGTCTTTGGTCATTCTTTAAGAATGGCATCGCTTGAAGCAGCGTTCCATAAAGCATCACATTTGGTGCATTTTGCGTGATCCAGTTTGTCTGATTTGATGAAGACAAAGGAGGAATCCTCTCATAATAAAGAACTTCAAATGTGTATGCCTGATCAGGCGTAGGGGCGACTAACCAGTTATCATAATTATAATCACAATAGTATAAAGGAACACCAGTTGCGCCACTACTTGCTGCATAATTTCTTAGATATTCATACTTGCGTAAATAGACAGGCTGAATGGTTCCTGAAACGGTAATGTTAAATGAAGTTGTTTTTCTCCATCTTGCAGGTTTAGGTAGAACTGGATTACCTGCTGACATAGTACTTTGTACTACATTTAACTGACCAAGCGTTTTAATTTCTTGCGCAATTTCAAACTCAGCCAGCATGATAAACTGAGGTATCTGATTGACCACTGCCGTGTCATTACGTTCAAGATACTGAGTCACATCGGTAATGAGACTATCATAAGTCATTGCCGCTGCGGCGGTACATGCTGGAGTGCAAGAAGTAGCCATTTTTTATCCTAACATATTACTAGCATTGACACGAGCTTCATCAACACGTTTTAACCAGCCTTTGCCAAAAGTAGCAAATGTTGGTAGAGATTCATAAAATTGTTTCTTAGCATCTGAGAATCTAGAAATTAATTCTGTCTTATCCATTACATCGATGTTCTGAAGTGTTACTGGACCAATGGCACCATCTTCAGGCAGACCAAGAGCTCTTTGAAGTATCTTAACAGA